AGAATATACTTGTTTTACTTCAGATCCTAGCTTTTTTTTAGGCGATCGCTCCAATGATTCCAATGATCTTTTTAATCTACTTACTCTCTCAGGATCTAATTCTTGAAATTCCTCTTCCTCCTTTTCCATAATTACTAAACTATATATAATTAAAATATTAAATAAGTTAATATTTTAATGAGAATTAGTGGTTGTTTAATTACAAAAAATGGAATTACTTGTTTAGATAGAAATTTTATAAATGATTATATGGTAGGTTATATATTACTAAGATTTATAGAAATAATAGCAAAAGATGTAATAATAAAAATTAATAATACAGAAAATTTAAATTATCTCTCTGCCGAAATAGATTTTTCATAATTAAGATGGGTTTTGGTTTTAATATGTTTATATTTATTTCTAAGTTGGTATGAACCACCACATTTACATTCAATAAGTTGACATAATTTATCTTTATTTTCTTCTTTCCACTTAGTAAGTCTTAGCATTTCTGTATCTTTATTTTTTTCTCTCCGTCTTTTCTGAGCTTGAAATATTAATTCTTCTTCTTTAGTTTTTTCTTTTTTATTTATTTTATGAAATTTATTATATTCTTCAGTTCTTAAATTATATATTTTTTTATCATTTTCTAATAATTCTTCTTTTGTTCTAAATGCTTTTTTAGAATTTAATGTAGCTTTTAATTTAATTCTCCATTCTTCTTCTTTAGCTTCTGCTTGCCTTTTAGTTATAATAGTTTCATCGCATTCTTCAATACAAATCATTTTCCAATTATCCCATCCACCATTCTCTCTAATTTTTTTATTTGCTTCACTATTATTATTACAATTTGTTTTATGTTGGTATTTTCTTGCTCTAAATGATTTTGTAGAACCAATATAAAATTCTTCACAATCTTCGCAATAAATTTTATAGATGGAATAATTTGACATTTATTTACATTATTTAACAAATAGTATTTAAATCAATTTTAATAAAATAATTAAAAATCTTCGCCAAAATCAAATGCGTCATCAGGATTTTCTACTTTTGTTGCTAAACTATACTCTGCTGTACGCCCCTCGAAGAAATTATTCTTCCGCTCTAATGAAATAAGCTCGATCCAATCGAATGGATTAGAAGACCCATAAATTTTATCACCCCCAAGTTGAACGGCTAATCTATCTGCGACAAATTCAATATATTGTTGCATTAGCATACCATTCATACCAATTAAGCGACAAGGTAAAGCATTATTAATAAAATCAATTTCAATATCAACAGCTTCTCTAATAATTTCTTCAATTTTTTGTTTTTTAAGTGGTCTCTCTAATTTACTATGTAATAAAACAGCAAATTCAGTATGAAGTGCTTCATCTCTCGAAATTAATTCATTAGAGAAACATAGTCCAGGCATAATTCCACGTTTTTTTAACCAAAAGATAGAGCAAAAAGCACCACTAAAGAATATACCTTCAACGACAGCAAAAGCAACTAATCGAGTAGCAAAACTGGAACGCTTATCTTGGATCCATTTAATAGCCCAATCGGCTTTTTTCTTAATACAAGGATATTCAGTTAAAGCATTAAATAATTTATTTTTTTCAGTTTTATCTTTAATATAAGTATCAATAAGAGTAGAATAAGTAATAGAATGTATATTTTCCATAGCTATTTGCAGACCATAAAAGGCACGAGCTTCAGCGAGTTGTATTTCAGACATAAAGCGCATTCCAAGATTTTCTAAAACAATTCCATCACTTGCGGCAAAAAATGCTAAAATCATAGAAATAAAATGTTTTTCATCAGAATTAAGTGCATCCCAGTGCTTCGTATCTTTAGATAAATCAATTTCTTGGGCACGCCAAAATAAATCTTCTTGTTTTTTATACATTTCCCAGATCTCTTTATCTTTAATAGGAAACATTACGTACCTATTATCGTCTTCTTTTAATAATGGTTCGACAAATGCTTTGCTCATCCTAAATAATATATGTAAATATTTTTTATATTTTTTAAAAATATAATTTACGAAAGTTAATAAAAATTTAACAAATAAGAATAATTATTTTATAGAATTTATATATAATATAAATGACAGATACTTTAAAAAGTATGACACGTAGTTTTAGAAGTATGACAAAAAGTGTTACAAAAAGTGTAGATCCAATAATAAAAAATGATACATTAAGCTATTTAGTTATATTTTTAACAATAGCATTAACAGTAGGTTATTTTGTAGATAAAAATTATAGAGCAATAGTATTATTATATTTACTCGCAGGTTTAATGTATTTAGTATGTAAAAATCTACTATGCTCTTTAGGAATATCAATAATATTAACAAATTTATTTTTGTCATTAACAAAAATTGAAAATTTTGAAACTATAGAAGAAGAAACAAAAAAAACAGATGAAGAAGTAGTTCCACAACCTATAAAAAATATAACTGATCAAGTAAAGTCTTTTTGGGATAATTTATCAAATAATTCAGAAAAAAAAGAAAAAACAGATTAATTATAAATTAATTATTAAATATAAATAATTTATAATTTTATAGTAATGATAAGATTGGGTGATTTAGGAGAACAAGTAGCTTATGAGGATGAAGTAATAAAAAGAACTTTAATAAATGTAAAAGAACAAGAAAACAACTTAATAAAAAGATGTCATGATTTACAAGATTTTAAAAAAAATAATTTTTCAGATTTTATACCATATATAAATGATGAATTAGAAATTTATAGACAATTTATATTATATAAAAAATTAAATAAAGAAGAACAATATAAAGCATTATTAAAAATTTTAGAATATTTAAATACAATAAATTCAAAATCTAAAGAAATACAAACACAAAAAATATTATTAAAATTAAAATTAATAGAAAAAGAATTAATTCCATATAAAGAATTATTGATGTAAATATTTTATATTTATTATATATAAAATGAAAAATAAAATGAAATTGAATTTAAATAATATAGTATCTAATAAGTATGTTTTATATTTTGTAGGATTAGTAGCTTTAGTAGATATTATAGGATATTTAATGAGACAGGAATTTAGTGCGGTTTTATTTTTTTATTTGGTAGGAATGATAACATATTTTTATACAAAAAATATGACAATAGTTTTGGGAAGTGCTTTAGTAGTAACAACATTAGCACATTTAATAAAAAATATGGTAGGTATAAAGGAGGGATTAGAAAATGAGAGTGAAGAAGAAGTAGAAGTAGAAGAAGAGGAAAATCCAGAAGCAGAAAAAGTAAAAAATAGATTAAAAACAGAAAAAAAAAATAATGATTTAAAAGAAAAAGCATTAAAAAAAGCATTTGAAAAAACAGACGTTCTAAAAGATTTAGAAGTAGATAAAAATTCTAAAGAAAATTTAGATAATGTAAGTAAAGATGCAACAAAAATATTAAAAGAATTAGAAAAAAAAGGAGTTAAATCAGGTTATCAAAATAAACAAAAATTAACTCCAGGTCTATATAATATACCAAATAAAGCTCAATTAGATAAACAATTAGGAGAGGCAGATAAAATTGAAGCGGCATATGACAACTTAGAGAAAGTAATAGGTGATAATGGAATAAAATCTATGTCAGATTCAACAAAAGAATTAGTAAGACAACAAAATGAATTATTAAAAGGATTAAAAGATATAACTCCAGCATTACATGAAGCAATGGGAGCAATTGGAAAAATCGATTTAGGAGGATTAAAACAAATGTTTGATTCAACAAGTTCAGCTTTATCAAAAGAATAAAGAAGTAAAATATAATATATTTGAATATATAAAATATATTATGTATAATTTAAAAAAAAATTTAAATTTAACAGTTTTAACAGGAATAGTTTCATATTTATATTTATATTCATCATTATTGAATAATAACTATAATATAATATTTATTTATTTTGCTGTATTACTAATAGGATATTTTATAGTAGGTATAAAAATTTATGAATATAATTTATTAATTATAATAATAGATATTTTAAATAAAAATTTAATATTGAGAGAAGGAAATTTTGAAAGTAAACATAGAAAAGCAAAATCAAACGCAAATGATAATCCAAAATTTAATAAAGAAACAGGAGAAGATCCATCTATAGCAGGCGACGATATGACAGAAAAAGAGGGGAATGAATTAGCAGATAAAATGGCAAAAAAAGACGAAGAAAATGAAGGTAGAGAAGAAAAACCAACTATGAAAGATGATGGTTCTAAAAATGATGCAACAGATATGGATATAATGAATATAAAGACCAGATAAATAAATTATATATTTAATATAAATTATATATATAATAGAATATGAGAAAAAAATGTCCCCCAGGAATAATTTGTGTTGAAAATTTTACATTTTTATTTTTTGGTTTATTAATATTAACAGTATTAGTATTTTTGTATATAAACTCTAATAAAAATACTTCATTAGTATACAATAAAACAGATAACTATGATTATAAAAATAATAATTCATCACAATCGGGTTTATTTCCAAGACCAAGTTATTCATTTTCTAACGTAAATAACGATATATTATTAAATCCATATAGTGCACCTAAGAGAGATGATAGAATATTTAATAATGATAATTATAATGGTCCAAAAATTCCAATAAATCAACCCACGCAATCGGTAGATACTAATTATAGACAAATTGGTATTTTGACAAGAGTGAATGGAGGAGAGACAATATTACCTTTAATGGGTCGTCCATTATTTAGTAATAGAGATAAATGGAATTTTTATACAATGAATGATAAAAATAATATGATTAAATTGCCTATAACTTTTAAAAATAAAAGTTGTACAAGTGATCAAGGGTGCGATAATGTTTATAATGGTGATACATTATATGTAGAAGGATATAATGATTTATTTAGAGTGACAGTATACGATAATAATACGATGCAATATATTCCATATTTATAAATTTTTTTTTATTTTTAGTATATATAAATCCAATTTAACATTAATTAAAATATATAATATTTATTTATTTTAATTAATATGGTGTGTTATGATTTCTCCAACCAGAAGGCCAAGATATATTTGGAAAATAATAGATTTGTAATTGAGACGATGAACAATGAGCCATTAAATACAATAGATTTATCGGCGGAATATGTAAAAGTAAAAAATTTATTAGTTCATGGTGATATTTCCAGTAATCAAATATATGATTTAGACGCAAGTATGTTGCAAATATTTAACCAAGCTTACGATGATGATCAGTCATTTTGTAATGTAGATGTAGTTTGTGATTTAAGTTTAGGCGGTACTTTTTATGGTCCAGAAACTTTAATAATTGACCCCATGTCTCATGGTGATAATTCAGGAACAGTTGTAATTCGTGGAAATTTGCAAGTCCTAGGCGAACATACATTCATAAATTCTCAAACATTAGAAGTTAGTGATAATATTATTAGAATGCATGCTAATTACGATTCATTAATTTATGGAGGTATTGAAGTAGTAGATGATAGTGGAGTAGTAAGACAATTTTTATGGAGTAATTTAGAAGATAGATGGATACTGGATCAACCATTATATATTGATAATGATTTAGATGTATCAAATAATGTTAATATATCAGGAGATTTAGTAGTAGATGGAAATTTTGATTTATCCGGAAGAATAGATGTAACTAATGATGCCAGTTTTAATGGAAATGTAGATATTTCAGATCATTTAACTGTAGAAGGTGATGCGTCATTTAATGGAGATGTTGATATAAGTGGAATATTAAAGGCAGACAATATATCATTAGGGGAAATTTTAAAAGGATTAGGTAGATTTTTATTAATAGATGCTAGTGGAAACATAGTAGATAGTTCATTTATTTCATTTGATGGTTCAAGTGTTATAATAGATACATCAGCAGGATTAAAAATTCCATCAGGAACTACAGATGAAAGACCATATCCACCGCTGCAAGGACATATCAGATATAATAGCACATTAGATACATTTGAAGGTTATGATGGTACAAATTGGGGTAAATTAGGAGGATTAAGAGATGTAGATGGTGATACATATATATCAGTAGAAACATCACAAGGTGCCGATAATGATGATTTAGATTTTTATACAGCAGGTGTAAGATATTTACGAATAGATAATAGTGGTAATATTTTAATAGGTTCTGGTAATAATTTAAGTAAATTTACTATATCTGGTGAAACAGGAGATACTCAAATTGCTGGTAGTGTTGAAATTTCAGGTAATTCTGGAGGAGTTGGCTTAACAGTTCATAATGATATAAGCGTGAATAATATTTATATGCATGAATTTTTATATGGACCTCAAGTTATGTATATTGACCCAGTCCACCCAACTGCTGATAATTCTGGTTTATTAGTAATAAGAGCCGATGTTCAGATATTAGGAACACAAACAACTATTAATAGCACTACAACAGAAGTAAGTCACAATATAATTGTACATATTCCTGCTGCATTAAGTGAAGGGGGATTAAAAGTAAAAGATCAGAATGATCATATAAGACCATTTGTATTTAAAAATGCTCCTGATTTTAGATGGGATTTAAGTGATGCTATAATATTTAGAGATGACGCTTCATTTAGTAATAATGTAGATATATCAGAAAATTTATATGTAAATGGTGATGTAAGTTTCCAAAGAAATTTAGATGTATCAGGTAGAATAACTACAACAAATTTTACTGTATTAGGAGATGTTTCATTCAATGGAAATGTAGATATATCAGATAGATTAGTAACATATGGAGATGTATCACTTGTAAGTAATGTTGATATTAGTGGTAAATTAAATGTATTTGATACAGGAACATTTTCAGGTAATGGTAATGGATTAGTTGTAGTAAATGATGCGAGTTTAAATAATGATTTATATTTGGGTGGAACATTATATACTGGAAAAAATTTTGTTATTGATCCAAAAGGGCATGGAGATAATACTGGATTAGTTATAATAAAAGGAGGATTACAAATTGATGGAAGTAGCACAATAATAAATTCATCAGTATTGGATGTAAGTGATCATAGAATATTGTTATCAAGTAATTCAACAAATCAATCACAAACAGATGGTGCGGGTATAGAAGTATCAAATAATAAATTATTTATTTATGATTATGCTAATGATAGATGGCTAACTAATATTGGTCTAAATGTTAGTGGTGATTTAATAGTAAATGAAGATACATCTCTCAATAATGCAGTTGATATAAGTGGAAAATTTAATATAAATGGTGATAGTTCATTTAATAAACCTGTAGATATAAATAATAATTTTAATGTTAATAGTGATTCATCTTTTAATGGAAATGTATATATAGATCAACACTTAAATATAAATGAAACATTAAGTGTAAATGAAGATGCTTCTTTTAATCAAAATGTAATTATTAATGAAACATTAGAAGTAGATGGAATAGTAACTTTAAACAATAATGTAGATATATCAGAAAATTTATATGTAAATGGTGATGTATCATTTCAAAGAAATTTAGATGTTTCTGGAACATTAATGGCTACTACAATAAAAGTTTTAGGTGATGTATCATTTGATGGATTTGTAGATATAAGTGATAGATTAGTAGTATATGGAGATGCATCATTTAATCAAGATGTCGATATTAGCGGAATATTACATGGAAATGATTTAATAATAAATGGTGATGCATCATTTAATGAAAACGTAGATATTTCAGATCAATTAAATGTAAATGGTGACGTTTCTATGAATTCAAATGTAGATATTTCAGATCAATTAAATGTATATGGCGATGCTTCATTTAATAAAGATGTTGATATTTGTGGAATATTACATGGAAATAAATTAATATTAGACGGAGATGCATCATTTAATAATAATGTAGATATTTCAGAAAATTTATATGTTAATGGCGATGTAAGTTTTCAAAGAAATTTAGATGTTTCAGGTAAATTATTTGCAACAACATTTGAAGCAATAGATGTTTCATTTAGAAATGTAGATGTAAGTAATAGATTAGTTGTAGATGGAGATGTATCATTGAATGGAAATATAGATATTTCAGATCAATTAAATGTAAATGGTGATGTTTCTATGAATTCAAATGTAGATGTTTCAGATCAATTAAATGTATTTGGAGATGCTTCATTTAATTCAAATGTAGATATATCAAATCGTTTAAATGTAGATGGTATAGCATTTGATGGATTAAGACAAGATTTAAATGTATTAAATAATGAAAATAGTTTAATAGTGGCAGCAGGAACGTCAACATCTAAAATAGCATATTCAAAAGATTTTGGTAATAATTGGACTGAAATAACTGCTACTTCTACTCTATTTACTAATGGAGCCGATGGAGGACAATCAGTTGAATTTAATGGTTCAATGTGGGTAGCGGCTGGTAGAGGGGGAAATCATGTAGCATATTCATATGATGGAATAAATTGGAATTCTGGCGGTACAGTATTTTCTCATAGTGGTAGAGATATAGTATATGATAATTATAGAGGAAGATGGATTTTAGTAGGACAAGGAAATAGTACTACAATAGCATATTCTTATGATGGTATAAATTGGACAACTTTAGCAGTAAATCCAATACAACAAAAAATAATGGCTTTAGATTTAAATGAAACTGAGTATGTAGTATGCGGAGAGACAACAGCTGGAGAACCAACATTAGCTCATTCATATGATTTAATTAATTGGACTACTGTAGGTATTAATCCATTTCAACGTGGTAGATGTGTATTATGGACTGGTGAAAGATGGTTAGCAGGAGGAGTAAAAGGAGATAGAGATTATTCATTAGTATTTTCAGATGATGGAATAACATGGAATGATATAGGTAATGCTACTAATTTAGCACAAGGTTCATTAAGCATATTTCAAGCATCATGTAATAAAATTGCTACAAATGGTTCAACTATAATAGCAGTTGGTTCAGGAATTAATTCAATTGCATATTCAAAAGATGGAGGATTAACATTTACTCCTCTTGGTACATCAATTTTAGGAAGTGGTTTTTCAGTAGCATGGTGCGGAACACAATGGATAGTAGGAGGTAATAATAGTGAGATGGCTGTTTCAAGAGATGGAATAGTATGGACTTCAGTAACATCACCGTTTACATCAACAACTTTTGATATAGCATGGAATAGAAGTATATATAATTCATTAGTTGATATAAATGAAAGATTAAATATGTTAGATACCAGAATAGATGTATCATATAGAAATGTAGATATAAGTTTAAATTTATTAGTAGAAGGAGATGCATCATTTAATCAAAATGTAGATATATGTGGAACATTAAAAGTAACAGATTTACACGTATTAGGTGATGCTTCATTTAATAATAATGTAGATATTTCAGAAAATTTATATGTTAATGGAGATGTATCATTCCAAAGAAATTTAGATGTTTCAGGGCAATTAGTAGCAACATCATTAAAAGTATTAGGTGATGCATCATTTAATAATAAAGTAGATATATCAGAAAATTTATACGTAAATGGTGATGTATCTTTCCAAAGAAATTTAGATGTTTCAGGAACAATATTAGCAACAACTATAAAAGTATTGGGAGATGTATCATTTGATGGATTTGTAGATATAAGTGATAGATTAGTAGTATATGGGGATGCTTCATTTAATGAAGATGTAGACATTAGTGGAACGTTATATGGAAATGATTTAATAATAGATGGTGATGCATCATTTAATAGTAATGTAGATATATCTAATCATTTACAAGTATTAGGAGATACATCATTAAATAATAAAGTAGATATATCAGATAATTTATATGTAAATGGAGATGTATCATTCCAAAGAAATTTAGATGTATCAGGGCAATTAGTAGCAACTACATTAAAAGTATTAGGTGATGTATCATTTAATGGAAATGTGGATATAAGTGATAGATTAGTTGTATATGGAGATGTATCATTAAATGGAAATGTAGATATTTCAGAAAATTTATATGTAAATGGAGATGCGTCATTTAATAGTAATGTAAATGTAAGTGGAGAAACAATATTATCAACATTAAGAGTAAATGATTTAACAGAAACGCGCATAGTATTTGTTGGTCCAAGCGGAGAATTAATTGATAGTTCATTTTTA